CTCGGTGAACTTTACCGCGACATGACCTTAGGGAAGCTGCAGCAGGCCTGGCCGGCGACGCCGACCGACAACCAGAACAAGCACCTCGCCGTCATTCGCGAGGCTTGCGAGATGCTGCGCTCGGTCATGCACGACGCCGACGGCAGCGCCCAGGCCGGCGATCACGAGGAGCACGTCTTTTCCGGTCAGCGCATGCGCACCGCGGCGCAGTATCTGGAGATCGCCGAGATGCTGGCGACCAGGGCGGTGCTCGAATGACGGTGTGGGTGATGCGCGACGGCGAGCTGGTCGAGAAGCGTTTTTCCCACGTTGGGAAAACGGATTTCCCCATGCCACGCGTGTCGCGTTTCGATACCATGGAATCGCCGGTGACCGGCAAGGACATCACGTCATGGCGCGAGCGCGACCGCGATATGCATGCCGCGGACGCGGTCGACCCGCGCGACATCCCGAAGAAGGTCTTCGAGAAGCGTAAACAGATAGTGGAACGCAATGTCAGATCAGACGACGCAGCCTAACGGCGCCGACGAGCAGCCGCATAGCCTGCGCGACATCGCAGAGGCCGCCTATGATTCCGTTCTGGATCAGGCGGAATCCACCGAATCGGAACCCAGCGGGCAGCCGCGCGACGAGCGCGGCCGCTGGATGCAGAGATCTCAGGAGGGTGAAGCAGCGGCGACGCCACCCAGCCCCTCCGAGACCACCCAGGAGACGGACGAGCCGCACCCAGCGCCGGAAACGGGCCAAGCAGCGCAGCCACCGTCAAACTGGAGCGCGGAGGATCGCGCCAACTTCGCCAACCTGCCGCCGGAGGGACAGCAGTTCCTCTTGCGACGGCACAGCGAGATGGAGAGCGATTATCAGAAGCGCGTACAGGCCTCCACGTTAAGCAACCAGTTTGTCAATGCCGTCGCGCCGGTGTTCAACCATCCCGACATCGCGCGTTCGCTGCAGGGACGCACTGCGGCGGAAGCCGTCCAGCAATGGGCGAGCTTCCATCTCAGGGCAATCGATCCGAATCCCAACAACCGGATTGATCTTCTGTTCGAACTCGCCGACCGCATGCAACTTGATCCAGCAGTGGTGTTCGGCCGCCAGCAGCAGAATCAGGCCATGGCCTTCACGCCGGAGGAACTGGCCAATCCTGCCATCCGAAAATTCGCCGATCACATCGGCATGCTGACTTCCCAGTTGAGGGTCCATGAATCTGCGTTGCAGAATTCGCAGCGCAGTCAGCAGGAGGCCCTGTTCAATGCGCGACGCGCCGAGATCGACGCTTTCGCCGCGACCAAGAATGCGGACGGCACGCTTGTCTATCCGTATTTCGATGCGGTGCTGCCGATCATGATGGAACATTTCCGTCAGGATCCGACGAAGACCATGGCGGACTGCTACAAGGCGGCGGTCGAGCCCTTCCTCGGGCCGATGGAGGCTGCTGCGAAAGCCAAGGCCGAGCAGCAGCAGAACCTGGTGCGAGCCCAGGTCGCCACGCGCGGCAACGTGCGCGGCATGACGTCGCCGGTCAACAAGCCGGCGCCGCCGCCCGGTCCGAGGAACATTCGTCAGGTACTGGAAGAGTCAGCGGATGAGGTCGGCTTTCAGGGGTAATCCCCGGAGGCCAAAATGGCTGAACCTACCGTAAACCAGTTGTTGGCATCGACGATTGCCAACTATCACTCAGATCTTGCCGACAACGTCTCGAACTCCAACGCGGTCACCGCCCAGCTCAGGATGGGCGACCGCATCCGCGTCATCGACGGCGGCAAGAACATCGCCTGTCCGCTGACCTACGCGGAAGAAACCTTCGCCTGGTATTCCGGCACCGAGCTGCTCTCGAGGGCGGTGAAGGAAACCATCTCGGAGGCCGACTACAGCCCGGCCAATTCGGTGGCGTCCATCACCTTGTCCGGTCCCGATCTCGCCAAAAACCGCGGCCGCGAGCGCATTCTCAATCTGCTCGAATCGAAGCTTCAGAATGCCGAAGCGACGATGAGCAATAACATCACCAAGTGCATCTACTCCGACGGCAGCCTCGCCAAGAGCTTCCCCGGTCTCAAGGCCTTCGTCACCGACGACGGCACCGGCACGGTCGGTGGAATCGTGTCGGGCACCTGGACGTTCTGGAAGAACCAGTTCCAGGGCGTCGTGCGGGCGACCGGTTTGCAATACCCGGCTTTGAAAGCCGGCATGAACGCCTTGTGGATGAAGCTGATCCGCGGCACCGAGCATCCCGACCTGCTGGTGTTCGACGGCGAGACCTACTCCACCTACGAATCCGGTCTCCAGGAAAACCAGCGGTATGCCGACGCCCGGCTCGGTGCACTAGGCTTCGAGACGTTGAAATATAAGCAGGCTGCCGTAGTATACGACGGTGCTGCTACAGGTATTTCTACGCCGACTGGCGGTGGGTATTACCTTAATACTAAATATCTCAAGCTGGAGATCTACAGCGGCTACAATTTCGAGAAACTCGATCTTCCCGATCAGTCTCCCGACATGGACGCCGTCACCAATCACATCGGCTTCATGGGCGCTTTGACGATGTCGAACCGCTCCATGCAGGGCAGGCTCGTGCTGAGCGGCACCTGATCTCTCGCGGGCAAGCGAGAGGCAAGGACGGAGCGGCATGCTTTCCCCTGTCTGATGCCGCTCCGTTCACCAGACAGGGAACGGAGTAACAGAAATGAACGATTTTCCTGCCCTGATCACCTTCTACGAAGGCTGGGCCAACACCGGTGCCATCAGCGAGGACGGCTTTCCGGTGTATGTCGATACCACCATGATCAACATCGAGCGTCCGCCGCTGCTCAAGCTGCAGCGTGTCGCGACGCGCGAGGACATGGCGACCTATCACGACGAGTACAACAGCTTCCTCGACATCAAGAAGGCCAAGCGCAACACCGGCGACGAAGGATATCCGTTGGTCTACTGGCCCGCGGCCACTGCGGCAGAAGTGCAGACGCTGGCGGCGCGCCAGATCGGCACAGTCGAGAAGCTGGCCGAGCTCGCCAATGCGCGCGACCTGCCGCCGCAGCTCCTGGAGCTCGCACGGCGTGCCGAGCGCATGCTCGACATGCAGAAGAACTTCGGCAAGTACGAAGCCATCCTCAGCGAGCGCGAAGCCGAGATCGGCGTCCTCAAGGAGCAGGTCAAGGACGTCAGCCATTCGCTGGCGGCGGCCAATGCCATCATCGAGACGCTCAAGCTGAAGGTGGCGTGACATGCCGCTGCTCACCGTCAAGGACATCGTCAACCAGGCGGCCATGGAGATCGGCACCACCCAGTCGCCGATCTCGATCGTGTTCCAGTCGGCCGACCAGGACATCGTGCAGATGGGCGCCCTGCTCAACGCGGTGGCCGACGAGGTCCTGATCGAGGAGCCGTACAAGGTCACGCTCGGCGACGGCGTCTGGGTGACCGACACGACAGGCAATCCGAAGATCTTCGCCACCCAGGACACCGACATCGTGCTGTTCGACTACCGGCTGGCGATCGACGGTCTCAAGTATCGCTTCCTGCAGGCCAAGGGCCTGGAGTTCGCCGAGCAGCTCCGCGAGTACACGGTGCGCCTAAACAAGGTCGCTGCACGCGTCAACGCCAAGGTGCTCGATCTCGACGACGAAACCGACAATGGGCGCGTGATCTAGAATGCGGATGCTGGCCACCAAATACAACGGCAAGGCCAACCCGATGCTGGCCAAGAAGGCATGGCGCGCCGAGGTCGAGCATGTCGCCGCGCCGTTGAAGGGCCTGAGCCTGGCCAATCGCTACGCGGCTGGTGATCCCTATACGGCGATCATCCTGAGGAACTTCACCGTCGAGGACGATCGCATCCAGGTTCGCGCCGGCTACAAGAAGCAGGCGACGCGCGGCACCGCCGCGATCTGGCACCTGGTGCCCTATTACGGTGCGCCGCAGGCCTTGCTCGCCGCCTCCAACAACGAGCTGTGGGACGCCGCCACTGGCAATCTCGGCAAGGGCGGCTTCACCTCCAATGACTGGCAGTGGAGCGCCTTCTCAAACCTCAGCGAGCAGGAATTCACCGTCATGGTCAACGGCGCCGACGGTGTGTGGAGCTGGAATGGCGGCATGGTGGCGGACGGCGCCCCGCTCGCCGTCACCGCCATCTCCAAGGCCAATCCGGCGGTGTGCACGGTGTCGTCGACGGCATCCCTGACGGAACTCATGAACGTGGCGATTGCCGGGGCCACCGGCGGCTTCGCGATCTGCAACGGCAATCATTCCATCCACATCATCGACGCCACCAACTTCTCGCTGCCGCTGGTCGACACCTCGGCGGTGACCGGCACCTCCGGTGCCGGCATCACCGCCACGCCATTGGGTTCGTTCGTCAAGGAGAACATCACCGTTAAGCCGGCCGACACCTTCATCAACCCGAACAACTTCAACCTGGTCATAGCTCACCAGAATCGGCTGTTCTTTGCCGACAAATCAAATCTGGCCGTCTACTACTTGCCGCTCCAACAGAAGTCCGGCCAGGTCTCCTACCTTCCGCTCAACGTCATCTTCAAGCGCGGCGGCTACATCAAGGCGATGTATTCGTGGACGATCGGCGGTGCCACCAACATGGACAACCAGTTGGTGATGTTCTCCTCCAACGGCGAGTGCGCCATTTACGGCGGCACCGACCCCGACACCAATTTCTCGTTGAGCGGCCTCTACCGCTTCGACGCGCCGATGAGCAAGCACAGCGTCGTCAACTACGGTGGC